TTTGCGGCAATGATGTAAATGAACATCTGAACAAGGTAAACAAGGTCTACTTTGAAAATTTTACCGAATAAGGCGATGAAGAAAGGGATTAAAAGGATCGCAAACTTACTTGTGATACCCCAAATAAATCTCTCCCATGATAGTCTAGCCTTTAGTTTTACCTCCCTGATCACTCCAAAAAGGCTATCAAAAAAGACCAAAACCAAAAGGAATCCAACCTGCTCAACTGAAATATTCAGAACCATAAACAGGAATATTAGGTATGATTTCCCAAATGTGGTGATTTCGGCATCCACAAGATTTGTATTAGTCATTTGCTTTTCCATTTGCCTTTAAAAATAGTTTAAATTTTTATCTGTCCTATTTTTTTATATCCCAAATACTCCAACTCCCGAAACTTTAAAAAAATTATTTGTTCCTGTAGTTACTTTTAAATCAGACACTAATAGCTGATTTGAGGTAGTTAAAGGCAAATCTTTATACAATGAAAAGGCATTTGATCCTGTATATTTTCCATACTTTGGAGCATTTATGAAACTTGTTGGATCAGCCTCTACTATAAAGATAGTGTCTGTTGGACTTAGTGAAACATTGATTCCTTGTAAAAAAACTTGACCACTTGCACTACCAACAGTTATCGCTCCTGTTGAAAAAAGAATTTCGATAGTATAAATATTAGCTATTGATACTTTTACGATTTTACAATAATTACTTGTAGAATAATTAATTGTAGTAAAACTGTTATTAAGTGGCCTTAAAGTCATTCCCGTTGTAATTACAGTTACGTTACCAACAGGATTAATTAATTCAAGTTTTTGATTTTCATATTCACCAAGACCACTATTGTAAGTTGCCGTAACCTGTGGAATAAAAAATTCTTTTCCAACATAGGATGGATCAGTTTCTCTTAAATCCGCAAAAGATTGATCCAAATCTTCATATTGGTTATTGTTTAATAATAGTCTTCTTTTTGACATGATTATTGAGGTTTAACAGGCCAATTAATGTTAAATGGATTGCTTTGAGTTGTCACATCTCTAAGTGACTGCCGATAAATAACCCACTCCCCTCTTTTATTCTCAGGGAAAGGTGCATCTCTTAATTGTGTCCAATCCGATTCTTGCAAATACTTGTTTCTTTCCTGTCTGACATTTGCCCATTGGTTACTTACTCTTTCATTGATTTCTGCCTGTGAAGCATCCGACACAATCCAATTTTGATAATATTGTCCGTTGGAAAAAGTGGGAGTTCCTTCAGTATAATTTTTTGTGTGATCTGTCCCAGGAGGCACAATGTTGACCAAAAACACGTTGTATTCGGCTAACAGATCATCTGTAAATTGATCAGGAAAAGAAGTGTTAGGATAATCTTCCTTCAATTTTTGGATTGAATAAGGATAAACTGATGATTGATCTTGATTAATTCTGATTAGTTTCATAACCCATATCTTGCTTTAAACGCATTGAAATTTTGTGTAATCTGAGTGGATGTAAGATTAGAAGTGTACCCCATCATTACACCAATATCTCCCTTGAACCATTCCGATCCATTGTCATAGTTTCCAATGTATCCTCTGCTTCCTGTTCCTGATAGAAATGGGCCTTCTGATCCTGATGCTCTTTCAGTTGTATTTTGCCAAATTTTACTTGTATCTGCTCCCGAATTATACTGCATCACAATCATGTACCAATTACCGAACGTAATCAATGATGTAGCCGTTGACAAGTCATTAGCAAAGTAACTCATCTGCATACCTCCATCACTAAGAACTCTCATTCTTAATCTTCTTTGAGTCGCATCTCCATCATTTGCAAAAGAAGCAAAGGATTGAGTGCTAGGAGGAGATGTGGCAGGTTTTAGAAATATACAAATGCTAAAGCTAGTCGAATACATTGATGATGTGATGTTGCTATTTAGCGTTATACCATCATTTACACCATCAAAAGTAAAGATTCCCCCATTTGATGAACTGTAAGTTGCGCCATTAATAGTACCTCCATAATTATTAGCCGATAAGTCAGTCAACGTTGATCCTGATCCCGAATAAGAGGATGGATTTCCAGGGTCATAGTAGAATAGTAAATTGGTCAGAACAGGTGCTGAACTAGATTTCCAAAATCCAAATGGTATCAAACTCATGGTGTTCCAAAGTTTTTAGCAATGATCGCATTGTAGTTCGTTCCATCGTAAGTGATAGTCAGTATGTCCTTACTATTGGCCGTACCTGTTAATGATGGAACTGCTTTTCCCTCCCAATGAATAGTAGGCCAAGTGATAGTTCTTGATCCTGTGCCATCTTGGGTAATAATGATCTGATATGATGCTCCTGATTTAGGATTAGAGAATGCAAAAGTGCAGTTTCCTGTTAAGGTAACGGATTGAATATTTGCATCATTCCAATTAAACGTGACTGTTCCTGTTCCGCTATTTCCTTTGGCATTGACAGGACTAGCTACCTGACCATTTATATCTAGGTTATTTGGGAAAACAAAATCACCACTCGCAAATGTACCTGCTTGAATCGTAGAGGCATTTTGGTTGTGAGATAATGGTGCGGCTCCAATGTCAGTTAATACCTGCGCAGGAGTTATCTGCTCCATAATGTTAACACCTATGGCTCTGATATAATTACCAACTGTATAGACTCCAATTCCTGTGCCTCCTCTAGCCGCAGATAATGTTCCTGTAGTTATTGCTGAAGCATCATGGGTATGAAATGAAAGAGCATAAAGGGTATCAAAGTAAGTTTTAAGAGTAGCTTTAACATTTGCCCAAGAAAGTTTCTTTAGGACATTTGATGCCGCACTATCAGTAATACCAAAGTCATCTGCATCCACAGGAGTAGACTTTGCCGTTGCCGCCTCTATCTGTTCGGCAACATTTGCAGATTCTCCTGTAAACGAATATGGTAAACTGCTCCAGGCAGTAACTCCATTCCCTAGCTTTCCTTTTTTAGTATCAGTCTCAAATCCTAACTCACCATCAGCAAGAACAGGATTGGTAGATGTCCATTGTGAAGCCGTGCCTCTCCGAATTTGAATTATGTCTGCCATATTATTTAAGGTGTACCACCATCTACATTTTGAATTGGTAAATAAACTGAATCAGGTGCGCCTCCATCGATATTCCTGCCGTAATTAGTAACATTAGGCAAGTTGGTATAGTAAAGGATCGAAATTTCATCGCCTGACAATAGAGGAGTGGTAACAGTTAAAGTTGTTCCCGATATCGTCCAATCGTACAGACCTCCTTGCTCTAGCACTTGACCATTTAAAGCTACATAGATTGCAGTAGGATTTGAATAGGATAAAGTGAATGTATTTGATGATGTGTAGGCGAAAACTTGCCGTACAGGAACTTGCCCACTAATTGTAGCATTTTCCCACAACTGAGTTGATGAGTTATAAAGTAAAGCCTGTCCGTTAGTAGGACTTGTGATCTTTACTCCCTCATCACGATTAATATTGCTCCCTATTGTAGGTCTTACTTTTAGATCACCATTGTTTTTGAAATTGACTGCGGCCGCAACCAATATGATATTGTTTGGAGCAACAGGAACAGTAGTCTGAAATTCACCTGCGACAGTTGTTGAGCAATACAATAATGGATTTGGGGAATAGCTTAAAGTATTTATTCCTGTCAATTCACCGATAGCCAATACTTGACCGAATGATCCATTGTCAATAGCTTCAGCAGTTACCCCTATAAAGTATTCTGATGGCTCTGTTCCGTTCGCAATGAATTTTTTAATCAGAACGTGACCGCTTGCACCATCTGTTCCTGCAAAACCTACGTTTTTCCCTTTTGGGATAGTTGCTCCTGTGCTATTCTTAACATAGATGTAAAAGTCTTGCCCAATATGCTGAGTGACTCCATCCATGATCAAGGCAACAGTCTCATTGGATGCATCCCAATACATCGTACCCTGATCTGTAGGTGTCGATGTCGAAGTAGTATCAAACGTTACATAGCCGGATGTCAATCCTTTTTCACCGAGGTTAACATCCCTGATCGCTCCATCATAAGGAACCAATTCATCGGTAGGGCCACCATCAGGATTGACAGGATTAATTACAGGATCACCATTCAAATTAGGATTGCTTGGTGTCTGACCATCCTGGTAAACAACAGACCGATATATTTTAACAGGTACACTCATAATTCATGCAGTTCTATTTGCCACTTGTCTTCATAGACATCGTATTGGAACCAATTTACAATCCATTTCACTCCATCATAGAATTGCGCTCGTCTTGGGTCAGGCTCATGGGTAGTATATCCGTAAACTTTACGAACTCGTTTTCCAACTCTGTTCATCACCTCCTCCACGCATATCTGAATCAATTCCAATTCTTCAACTCCATCTCTCGTCCATTTTTCGGTGTAAGGATCAAGATTTAGCGGATCATTCAACCTGATTGCGCTTGTTGACAATGAAGTAGGAACATCTCCCATGTGGATTGTCACTCCATCATAAACATGAGAAAAATCCTCGTCAGTTATGGCCTTTATCGCCACTTCTTTTTCAATCAATGCCGAGTTTTCCTCCACCACAAACTCAAAATCATCAATGTCCAATCTATACTGATCCTTCGTTCCCGAATAGATAATCAATTGATATAATCTGATGGTCACCTCACCTGTAGCAGGAACTGTAACCTTCTGAATGTTAATTTTATTCTCAAGGCCAACCGATCCTGTAAAAGGAAACAGCATCACATTTTCTGTATTTTGCCAACTGAACGTATTGTCATTGTTAAACTTCAACCAATTGTTAGTTCCGATCTTGACCATGATCCCAATGTTCAAATTAGTGGGATTAGATGGCACGGCAGAATAGTTCTTGGTTACCATGTAATTGTACTTCAGAGAGGAATCTGAGGATTGAATGGAACTGCCTTGGTGTAAGACCATCTTCTCAACTGCCATAATCCATCTGTTGACCGCTGAAACCAATGATCAATGCTAAAGTCACATTTGTACTCACTACCTCTCGCCTGTGCTGTCAACTTGCCCAACTTCAAGGTTACTGTGCATTCAGTAAATGCCCTAGCCAAATCAATACTGCCTGAATCAGGATCAATGCAATCGACAGCATAGTTGTTTGACAACGTATAAGCCTCTCCTGCTACTCCATCCTCATCGTAAGGGAAATATTTTACATTGGTGTCCTCAAAATCAGCAAGCCTAGTGAAATAAAACTCATTCTTGTACAGAAACACCCTGGAAATCCAAGGTCTTACCAACCTGTCTAAACTTTCTGACAATCTGAGTCTCTCGTTCTCAATCCTGACACCATCAGTAAACCTCGCATCTTGAGCATCTTCATACCAAACAGAGTCAGGTATCACAAATTGGGCAAAACAGTCCTCAGTATTGTCCATTCGTGTCTCATGAACTGCGCAGGCAATGTTCAATGGCCTCCTAAAATCACCAAAAGTCTGATTCAATATGCCTCCTAGCACATTAAACCCGACTCTGCTAGATGCATCTGCCCATCTTTCAGGTATGGCTCTAGTGCCTTGCAAAGCAGAAAAACCATCAACAGCAAGTATTTTTAACTCGAAATTTCCTATCTGAAGCGGTGCAGACAGCACATCAGGAGAGATATAACCCTCAAAATACACGTCTGAACTGCCTTTTATCTTCAGTAATGCCCTATATTTTCGGTTATCACCGCTCAAAAACTCGTCATAAGTCCAATCATCTCTGTTTGCGACCAATCCGATCTCCATTTGATACGGAACTAACCAATCTCGGACAACATCTCCATTCCTTCGTCCCCATGTCAGGCTAATGGAGGATAAACTCCTATTTGTAATTGGTAATCCCGTATATCCCTCCTCTTCGATGACCAATTCAAATTCAGTACCCGTATCACCCGCCAATTCCTTGATGTTATCCCTAGTAAAGACATACTTTACCCTGTCTCCCGTAGGCGCAGGAGGTAAATAAGTCCCTGCATAGTCAATTGCCAACAACACATCAGTAGTCGGCATGGTGAAAGTGGAATTTGGAGTGCCAAAAACAAAGTCAGTTAACCCTCCTTTGGTAGAAATCGTGAACGAACTGAACCCTGAATCCTTATTCACAGTCACAGTCATAGACCCATTCCCCCAATTGAGGTTCCTGCTGAATTATTTGATGCTGTTCGAGAAGCTGTACTTCCAACCCCTCCTCCTGGGGCATTAACTCCCGCCTTTCTGAACGCTCCACTAATCAAAGCCATCGCTCCACCAACAAAAACAGGCAAAAGTGCCAATCCGATAGGGCCAAGTGCTTTAGCACCCTCAGTTCCTGTCACAATACCATTTGCCAAGGCTTGCTTAAGACTCAATCTCACATTCTCGCCAACGGCCGCTCTGTTTGCTGCAACAGTTTTATAAATCGCTCCAATAATTTTTGGAGTTTGGGTCAAAAGTGTACCGACAAATGCCTTCAATGAATCATTACTGATGTTCAATGAAGCAGATATCTGCTGTGCCATTGCCCCAAATGCATCGGATAATGCCTTGGTTATTGTCGTGGTTTGAGTTACTAATTCTTGATCCCCTGTTAACTGCTTTAATTTTTCCTGCAACAGACCTATTTGAACATTATATTTTTCAATTCCTGTTACATCCGTGATTTTTAAGGCATCCCTTAATTGAGTTAATGTATCAATTTGCGCCCTCAAACCATCAATTGAAGGTATGGGAAGCTGTCCAAGATTCATATTTCTTCTAAACTCTGACTCACCTGTCTCAACAGTCATCGTAGCAAAGAAATTTGTATCCATCGTTTCCTTACGAATCCGATTATAGTTTTCTCTAAAAGTCTTCAAATCTTCAATCAAACGACCGACCTCATCTCTAGTCATCTTAAACCCTTCAGCACCTGCCTCCGAACCCTTTTTTATAGGATCAAGCAATGAAATTAGAGTCTGATTAAGGTCTAAATACCTATTTTTTAAAGAATCTATCTGAAATTGATTTTTACCTAGTTCGTCAGAACTTTTACCTGCAACTATTGAAAGTAAGCTGAATTCTTGATTTAACTTATCTAAAGCCGCACTCGCATCTGAATAGTCTCTTAATGCTTGATTTCTCTCAGATTGAGGTGTGTCTGCCGCATTAACTTTAGCCAATGCTTCAGCCTGCTTTGCCAATAATGCGTTTCTTTCCGCAAATTGCTTATTCTGAAATGAAGTTTGAGACTGCTCTTGCTGTAATAAATCCAACCTAGTCTTTAACAACTCAGTTAATTTTTCTTCTATAGCAGTAGCTTCCGCTCTTTCTAATATGGCACCAACTATAACTCCATAAGCATCGCCAAGACCCTCTGCCAATGCCTTCTCCTCGGTCATATTTCCTATGATACGAGGATATTTATCAAGAAGCAGGTTAAATACTCTACTCCTTTCAAATTCTGATTTGGTTGTGTCGGTAAGAACAGAATTTAACAACTCCAACTCCACCAATTCATCCTGCGCAGACTTTGTTCCTTCCAATCTAGCTGAATTGACAGCATTTAACGATCCCAACAGATTATCTAAACTGTCTTTCAGCAACTCAGCCTCTGATTTGAACTCCTTAGTCTCCTCCTTCGAATCAAACACTCCCAACTGATAGGCCGTGAACGCAGAGGTCACCGCTGAAATACCCAACAAGACCAAGTTCGCAGGAGAAATTATACTCGCCAAGGCACCGCTGATCGCAGCACCCGTACCACCTGCACTCGCCCGCAACACCGAAAAGTTACCCGCCAACTGCTGAAGGTTGTTACCAATACCGATGATCCCAAACGGAGCATCTTGTATGATCCTGTTGAACTCCAACGCAACCGAGTTCGATGCACCCGCCTGATTCCTGAACTGAGTCTGAGCAACAGTCGCTTGCTTCAACGCAGTAGTCCTACTCCGTATCTCAGCATTGGACTCCCTCAACGCAATCCTGTTCTCCTTCAACGCTATACTGTTAGCCTTGATCTCTCTGTTCAACCTAGCCTGCTCGGCCAAGTTGTTTGGATCAACTAACTTCTGCTTTCTTAAATCAATAATCTCCTTCTCTAACCTGCCGATCTCTTGTTGTGCCTCTTTAGCTTTTGCCTTGAAGTTGGTTATCTCCAAGTCAACCGAAGCCTTCATTTTTCCATCTATCATCTCAATTCGAATAAATGATCTTGCCCGAACTTACAACAAATCCACCACTTTTACCCACCTTCTGCTGAGATATGTACCGCAAAGCATCAATCAAGTGGTTGTTCACATCTATCGGCTTGTTAATGTGCTTCCCATCTCGGTCAGTCTCCCATACATACCCTCGCAACTCCTTGATTAAGTTCACACTATCACTCGTAACAATCAACTCCTGCGCCTGCAACAACTGTATCCCCTGAAGAATCGAATCCTTCCCCTTCTTCGCCTTCCTAATCCCCTTGAACCCCATCCGCTTCAACTCCTCAATACTCTTCGGCTCCGCTGAGTCCGCTACAATCAAATCCGTACTCCCGACACCTTTGTCCCTCAATATGCGACCTAAATCTTGGTTAGTAAGTCCTTTTCTAGGACTCCCTCGTACCCCAAACCATAAACCCTCCACCATCTCGCCCAATACGGATTCTTGATGTTCTCATCCCGAAATAATTCCGACTCAGGCAAACTCACATCCCAAAAACCCTTGTCCCGACACTTCTCCAACTCCTCAACAATACTCCCACTCAATGCCTCATTGTCCCTGTACGTCAATCTCATGAACTCAACACCATCCTGACCAATCAACTCCGTGTTCACATAAAAATCCTCAACAGGGTTGTAATCCAACCACACCTCATCACTCGTCCGTATCGCCAACTGAAAATAAGTCTCGTACGGAATATTATTGCACTCGTTCACATACAACACATTCCGCCTCGGCCCCCGAACCTTCCCCTGATCGTCTGCACTAAAAAACTCTATGTAACTCCCGTTCGCAAACGTATACGTCATCAACGTCGAATTCCACCTGTCCTCAAACCACCTCCCCGTAGCCATCATGATCTTCTTGAAATCCTTCATCGCACCCCTGCGCAAATGAGGAACACTCTCACTCACCACACTAATCTCCAACCCACCCCTCCTAGTCGCCCTGTCTATCAACACAGGCAGTATCCCAAACGTCTTGCCCGCACTACTCCCACCACACACAACCTTTATCCTAGCCTTCATACTACGCAACTTCTTGATACTCGTAGTATACACGAAATCCCTGTTTACAGTAAGTGTCTCCATAGTATTTGCAATATAGGCAAGAAATTTCTAGCCGTATTTTTTTAGGGTGTTTTTAGACTAGAACTGAACTTGATTGGGGAAGGCCATACCACCTAAAAATAGGGCAGTTAGTTGAGGAGGGTACTCACCTTTGCCAGGGTTGCCACAAGCCAAAAAAAGCCGTACCAGGTTGATTTCAAGCTGTTTAAGACTCAAAAAAATATCCTTTTGTCTATTGTAATTACTGCAAAATTTATACTTTTGATCGTTGCAACGTTGCAACCTTAAATCAAATCCCATATGTATACTTATCACTTATTCGAAATCAAAATTTCGACAGGATCGACAGGCAAAGCAAAAGTTAAAATTTACTCACTTTGGTGGAATGAATCGATTTCACTCAATTATGATTATTCAATGAATAATATCTTAGAAATTGCCCATAGTTACTTAGAAAGTAACGGGTTTAAAATTACTGGTAAGAGCGAAGGCCCAAAATCTAGGCCCGAAATTTATTTGAGAAAGGGATTAAAATTTATTTGGTCCCATCTAACCTTGCACCTTTTAGCGCATGGATTGAACCTACAGAAATCAATATTTCACAGCATATCAATTTTGATGGCTGCGTTTATTATTTCACTAATTATCAATGCATCAATGCCCAAACAGGCTATTTTCCATCATTTTACATCAACTTACTAAGCATATGAAATTAGTTACGCAAATCGACTCTAACTTAATCGTTTTCCGATTGGATCATTCTAAAAATGGAAAAATATCCAATGGATTGGAAAAGATAGTCCAGGTGTACACCTTTGATATAAATCAAAAGAATTACATTGACACCTGTGATCAACTTGGCGAAAAGGTAGTGCCAAAGGTGTTTTTTTCCATGGCAGATTCTAACTGTCTAGATTGTCCGTT